TGCATATGCCACTGCATGTGACTTTTTAAACGTGTATCCTGTATTGTTGTCAATCCACACAGTTTTACTTATCTCTTTCCATGTCTTCCCAATAAGATTTCTTTTTGCTGGACGAATTACTGCCAAGAACATTGCTAATCTTGGAATACTATCAATCGGTTCAGGCATCTTTTGCATTATATCAAACTGTTTGTTTAAATGCAACAACACAGATACAAAATTTCTTTCTTTCAATCGTTCCCAGTTAGGCTCTGTCATAAGACTAATTAAATGCAGTTCATCTTTTACTGCCTTGTAGATGTTAACATTTAATAAGTCTAACTTGAAGTATCCTCGTTTATCTGCTTCTTTGTAATCTAAGTTGCACATGTCATTTACGGGATCATAAGGTACATCTGTAATATATACCCCAGTAGGATGCTTCTTTATTGGATCTTGTTCACGCATTGCCGCAGGAACATGTTTAATTAGTTTAAGTAATTTACTTCTGTCTCCGAAGTCTATGTCAATATCTGACTGTATGCTCATTTAAGTCCTGCTTGTTTAAGTTTCTGATATGCACGTTGTACAACTATTGCTTGGTGCTCTGCGTCTTCTACAGCCTTGTGAGACGTTACTGCTTGACCATCTTTAAGAGATACGTTGCAAAGATCATATATTGTTCTTGTGTCTCTAATAGTGTAAAAAGGCCAGGGTATTGGACTTTCTAATTGCCTAAAAGCATTTTCTGCAACAACAATATCAAAACCAGCACCATTAGACCAGACTGCTCTGCGATTCCAGCAGAATTTGTATAACTGATCCATTGCATCTTTAAACGGAATCCTATCTCTGTCGCCCATTGCTTCATCTATTGCATCCTCACTTTGTTCTCCCCACCACCTTAAAGTATCTGGGTTGATATGTCTATTTAATTCTTCTGTTTGCGAATCTATCTCAGGACGTAGTTCTAGTTTTTCTACGACTCCATTACCCATAGGGTCAAAACGAACAGCACCGATTGTTAAAATAACACAATCAGGGTCTGTACTCAACGTCTCCATATCTATCATTACGTCATTTGCCATTACTACTCCACACGTTATCTTTGTCTTTTATTTCTTTTATTATATCACTTCTGATATAATTAATCAATAGAATGGAACGTTTTTTGGGTAAATGCAACGGCATAGTAGAATGCATCAAACGAGTATTGTAAAACAAAATACTACCTTTGGGCATGTCATACTGTTCTGCGTTCTCTAAAAAGTATTCATCATGCACACCTTCATAACAGTCTTGGATGTCCCAATCTTTTCTATGCGAGTTAGGCACAAGTCCAGTTGCTCCTGTGTCTTTGTCTAAATCATCAAGTGGAATAATAACTTGTATGCCACAGATGTCATTGTTTTCTCTTTTGTTATATTTTTCAAATCTATGCGGTGTATCTACATGAGGACCTACCCATCTGCTCGGTCCATTGATAGTTACAATATCACTTGCATAGAATGTTGCATCAGTCAAATGCTTTTTGATTTCAGGATAGATAAGTTCATGTATCTCTTTTACTTCGTCCCAATCATCTGTGAGTTGACTCCACCATACAGCAATACCAAACAGTTTTTTACACGCCTCTGCTTCTGCATATTGCTTCTTATGTGTGGATGCTCTGACAGGGTAGAGTTCATCTTTTCTGTTGTTTATACGTTCAATAAGGTCGTCTGAGACGATATCATTAATGATATCAAAGCCACGTTCATCATGTGATAATTTAGATTTGTTTCCAAATATCTTTTCCCAATTATCGGCATAGGTTTGTTGATCGGTTCCTTTCCGACGACCTGATCCTTTTCCTCCATGCCATTGAGTCATGCAGTATCCTTTGTTTCTAAATTTGTTATATCATCCATATAGTAAATAGGAACTTCTTTATGCATTTCTCCTAGCATAGCAAACCCGAATAGTAGTAATGTAAGTACCATTGCAATAATACCAAATATTGCTTTCCCTAACATATGTTCTTCTTCAGTCATCTCCACCTCGTTTCTAGCCATGTGCGTTCTTTACTACCTGCTAGATATATTCTTTTTTGTTTATGATCTTCTTCGTTAGACCAACACCAATGTTCATTGAGTGTATTATATGTACTGTCATTATATTGTGCTAGGCTTACGTAGTTGTGCAGTTCATGTATTCTGTCATAGTCTTTTAAATCACAACTAGGTCCCCATGTATCCCAGCACCAGTCACGTAATTGATTAAACTTAATAATTTTTGCTAAGTCTGATTGTGCTAAGGGTCTAGGACTAAAACGTTCATATTGAGGTTTAATAACAGTAGTACACATCCACGTAAAGATATCATTTCCTTTCCATCTACCGTCTAACCTAAAAAACTTTATGTCTAATCCGTCAGTCATTAATACCCTGCTTGTTTAAGTAATTCTTTTACCTCAGCAACATCCTCGTCATTGCGTTTAAATTTTATCGCCCACTGTTCAGGATCAATGTATTCTAATACCATTTTTTGTTGTACTGTATCCAACTTACTTAAAAACTTTGTACCAGATTGACTTTGATATAAAGACCAAGGAGATATTCTTCCTGTTGTTACTTCATAACAGATTCTATTTGGAGCACCATATCTAAATGCATCTTTACTTTCTATTTGGTCATCTTTACAAAGTTCGATAAGTGTCTCCATGCTACGAGCAATAGCATCTAATGGATCCTCATGTCTAAGATATTCGATAATAAATTTAGTGTAGTTTTTATCACTAGTCCAACTATCTATTCTGATTTGATTTTTAAGTAACCAGTCTGCATAACGATTAACATTAATACATCTTGTATTGACACAGTAATGACCGAACTTAACAAAGGCTAGATAATAAGAACTTTTAGTAAAGTCTATGTAAGTCTTTTGTTTTTTACTAGAAGTATTTTGTGCATAGAAATTTAACCATGCGTTAAAACCAATACGATTTCCCTTAAGATTTCTATCTCCATATCGGCGTTTCTGTTCGCAAATATGTTTGTCGATAGTACTCTCTTTTGCAAAACTTCTTCCGCAAAAGTCACAACCAAATTTAGTTGCCGAGTTCTTTTTCGTATTCTTCGATTTCATTATCTGTAACGAGTTCACTAAGTAATTCTACCTCATCAAATTTTAATTCTGGAAACTTTTCTGCTAGATACATTTTGCGTTTGTGTTGTACACAAAATGCATTTGCTATTTCAGTCAAGTCGCCTGCTGTTAGTTTAGGATATACCTTTTTATAATAATCCTTTATGTCTTTAGGTTTTGCATTATCTTTTAATTTACTGACTCCTGCTTTGATATGAGGAATCCATTGATGATATTGTTTACCAATGCCTGGACTTGCCGCACATAACATCAACCATTGTAGTTTAGGATGATGTATTACGTTCTCATTAAACAAATGTGTGTTAGCATGATAGTCAACACTTTGTAAATAATATTGTGATAACTCACGTTTACCTTTTACTACACTTATCCAATGTAGCATCATAAACGGAACAAACTTTCGTTGTTGTTCAGGAGTTAGTCTGTCATAATAACCATAATCTTTTTTATCGATTGCCGCTATTGCTTCAAACAAGTTAAAGTCTTGCTTTTCAAATTTTTCGTCTGTTGGAGTTTTTGCTTTAGCCAAAATAACCTCTTGCGAACCACCCTATTGCAATTGATAAAGGTGCTATAATAAATAAATCTACTATCCAATGTAATGCTACAGATAATGTTACAATTTCTTTCCAATGTAACTTACATATATTTTTCCAATGATCAAAAGACTTGGGCATAATCTATAATTTCACAATTTCTACTAATTTCTTTAACAAAGTAAATGCATCTTGGCTTTGGACCATCATCTAAAGGAACACATAAGAACTGACCATTACGTAGTCTTGGTGCATACCATGTTACATCTGAATAAATGTCTACAATCTCTATTGGAAGAAAGTTAGGAGCAAATGACGATAAAGGATTGAATGAAAATACTGAAAAGCCTCTGTCGTTCAGACTTGATAGTG